TATATCAAATGCAGAGGACTTCCAAACCTTATTGCTCTGCTCTCTTCTTCTCATGATAGCATTTCTTTTAGACTCTGCCCAGGATTTTCCTGAATCTCCTCCCCAGAGTAGCCATGCTATAAGTCCATTGGAAGGATAGCCTTCTTCGCCCTGTCTCCAACCTGTTCCCTTTTTATCCACTTCGTGACGGCTAAAGAATGAATGCATTCTTAGTACGGTAGACTCACTAAGGTTCTTTTTATTGGCAATATCTCTAGCGCGTGCTATTCCTACAGCGGTTCCACCGCGATTAAATTCATCTCTTAACTCTAAACCGCGACGGGCGTTAGAAGCCATAGAATCTGTTGGTACATATGACTCAGCCATTTAATCTCTTCCAATCTGAAAAATTTATGTAATATGCTTTAAAGTGCATGTCGCAGAGATAAAGCATTGTGTCTTTTCTTGCGCCTGACCACTCAGCCTTTTCACCACAAAATGAGCATATTCCCATGACCAATTATAGCATTCGTAGTTTAGTCGCATAATCATACATGACAATACCGCTTGCTACACTAACATTAAGGCTTCTTACACTACCAAGTTGTGGAATCATAACAACATCGTCAGCCATACCAAGACCCATAGGGCTTACGCCCCTAGCCTCTTCACCAAAAATCATAAAAGTATTTGGATTCCATTCATACTCAGTAATGGGGATCGCTCCAGGTACATTATCTACTGCCACCCACCTCATGTCCCGGACATGTGGTTCATTAAGATATATGTGATCTAATGATGGCGCATACTTAAGATGAATGTAGTTATAGGTTCCAACCGCTCCACGGCGGTCCCATCTTTTACTTCCAATGATCCAAGATTCTTTTGCAAGGAATGCGTTGCTGTTTCTAATTCCAGAAGCCTTATTAAAGTCACCTGATATATTTTCAAATCCTACAATAAATGGAAGACGCTTTGTATCAAGATCTGCCTTGATCTGATCATTCTCCCATTCCTTATAGTAATCAATTACGTTCCTCGTATCCATAATCTGGGTTACCTCCATAGTAAGAGCCTGTACTGTAAATAAGATACATCATAGATTTTTCATCGACAGTTAGGTCTTCCGAATCTACCCAGTCATCTGACTTGTCTGTGAGATAAACAAACCCTAATCCCTCTTCAGACATTTTAAGATCTATGTAGCCTTTGAACCAAAGGCTACTAAGTATATCGGAGTCTTGCTGTCTCATCCATTGTACAAGGTCTTCCTGCTCCGTGTAAAATAATTCCGTTATTTTATATAGCGGATCTCCTACAGGGTTATAGCCCACTTGCTCAATATATCCTTTTTCAAGCATCATCTTGATAAGATCTTCACTCATGTCCATAGTTATACCATCCCTATAGAATTAATATAGTCGTCCATACCCTCATTTTTTACTGGAGGCTGGATAACATTTCTTTCAGCCTCTTCCCGCTCACGATCTCTAACCAGTTGTTTAAATGTATGGACTTCTATTTCTATCTCTTCTTCTTCTCTTCTAGAGTACGCAATTGCATTATATATTGCCCCACATACTGCATCTGAAAGATCCTTGCTACCTTTTCTTGGATGGTCAACTTTGTCTCGTATAATTCTTAACTGCAGGAGTTCGTCAGTAAGTAGTTTAACATTAGGGCCAACAATTCTTTCTTCTCCTATGAGCATTGCCATATCATCATAGTGCTTTTTAGCAACAGAAAGAGTCTCTGTATCTATCCCTATCATCTTTAATTCAGACATAATATCATGGGAGTTCCATCTATCAAAGGTGACTTTTCTAATGTTGAATCCGCGAGATCTTAGATCTACTATAAACTGCTTTACCTCTGAGAAGTCAACGGATTTATCTGAGGTGGGAGTCCACCACCTTACACAGTCTACTACTACAACAGGACTAACAACATTGTGGCTCATGAAAGATTTTATATGCACCCATCTATCTACATGAGCCATGGATACTGCACAATGATCATGCTTTTGAGCAAGGTCAACGTGGATGTAGTATTCTTTGCTCTCTTGTGGACGGAACCAGTCCCTAAATCTGCCATCATCATCTACGCCATTCATTGGCTGATTAAAGCAAGTTAATATCTTTTCTTTAGATTTAAAGAAAGCATCTACTGCATCTGGAGGCATACATGCAAATCTTCCAAGTGCATCTACTGGGTTATTATAGAAAGCAATTTTAAAATCATTAATTGACCTTGTTGGATTCACTTCCCACGTTGGACGGCGCAAAGCAAATACTTTTGGATACTTATATGAATTTATATGATCTTCTTCCCATTCAATAGTGAATTCATTTTCTTGAACCCCGTCAAGATCCTCGTCTAATTTAAATGTATGGGACTTTATTTCTACCTCTTTGTCAGCAATCACCGCGTTATATCTTTGCTGAATAAAGTCATCTCTGTATCTAGGGAATGATAGCAATACTACCTTTCCAACGTCTGGGAATCGGGAATCTACTGAGGCCCTATACATATCATAAATCGCCTGACCCGTTTTAGCCTGCTCGTTACCGCTAGTTGATACCGTACTGAATCCAGATATCTCGTCAAGGATGACACAGATTACGTTGTATCCCTCCCAGGACTCCCTCTCTGAGTGACCTGAATGACATGTAATAGATTTATCAAAGGACACACTCTGGGCAGTAATATTATACTTTCCTACAAACCATGGTGAATCTTCAATTCTTTTCCTAAAGCCCTTGAAGAAAACATTCTTAGCCTGTTCTGAGTTAATAGCAATATTAATAATATCTATTGAGTCACCTGGAGGCTTGCCAAAATATTTAGCAGGATCTTTTAAGCATAGTAAAAGGTAGACAAGGTATGTAACTGAAATTGTAGAAATATAATCCTTTCCACTACCCTTCCCAAGTTGGAGAATTACTTCATTACATGTCTGCCGACTTCTTTTAATTCCCTCTTCTTCTCCATATAACTTTATAAGAGTGTCTTTTTTGTAGACCTGAGTCATAGCCTTGATTGCTTGATACTGATACTGTGATAGTGGAGGTAGGTGTAAATAATTTTCATTAGTAACAAATTCTTCAATGTTTACAGGATGCTCATCAAATTCGTCATCCTCTAGGGCAGATATAAAATCATCGAACATCAGAAGCCCTCTGCCTTACCTGTTACTTCTTCTAGCCTTCTAAAGACCTCCCTCTTACAATGATCGCAGTCCGCCACGACCTCTTTAAGAATTTTTACTAAGATCTCTTGCTTTCTTTCTGTCTCAATTATCTGCTGGGCAATTTCACTATCCTCAATAAGTCCAGCCTTCTGTAGCATATCTATTTGCTTCTGCTGAATATCAGCAACAATCTTAATACCAGCCGTCTTTTTACCCAGGTCTCCAACGATACCAGACTGATTAATAACGTCCCAGCCTTCTTCTATAAGCATTGAATAGTGTCTGTCTGCTCCCGCCAAAGCCTCTCTAGCACGCATCTGAATCTGTCTGTCACTTTGAATTACTGACCGCCACTCGTCCAGATACTCTTGGACCTCTGCTCTTTTAAAGCCAGTAAGTTTTGCAATTGTCGCTGGGTTCGTTGTTCCCTTAAGGAATACATCAACAACCTTATTTATTTTTTCCCAGCGTTCGGCAAGGACTATATCAGTTGACATTCATCTTCTTTCTAATACTCTTCTTTGCATGGACTACGCCCTTCAGCCTTTCTACATAAAAGGATCTATATTCTCCAGTAGCAGGGCTATAGCAATCTATCCAGGTAACATCCTTTTTGACGTTGTGAGCCAAGCGTATAAATCTAAATGACCCGCGAACATCTTTAAACTTAAGATTGTCTCCTGGTTTAATTATATCCTTACCAAATTTAAGTTCATAGAAAACTGATATATCCGGGTTAACCCCGTAGTGAGTCTGCTCTTCATTATTGTTAGATTTTTTTGACATGACTCTCCCATATTAGGTAGCGAAACCACTTTTACCGCGAGTTGGAGCCCAAACCATTCCTGGCGAATCTATATTTCTAACTAGCCTCACGCCACAATCTGGACAGATTGCATTATTTCTTTCATCTATCTTAAGCATTAACTCATGAGACTTATCGCATTCTATACAAGTGAAAGTATATAGCGGCATTATTTCCATGTCTCCTTTTGTGCAATACTCAATAATACCAGATAACCTATCAAGTCGTCAAGAGTATCGTCGCCGTCGAATTCCGACCCCCGCTCAATTCGTGATAACTTATCGTCAATTCTTACCTTTATTTGTTCTATATTATCGGACTTAGAGAATACTCTAGATGGCATAAGTACAGAGTTTCCATAGGATCTATTCTTTTCAATCAGCATATTTGCTATTCTATTGCACTCATGCTGTATGGCTATCTCAGTATTATTTTTTGGAATCGTCCTAAGGCCTGTTTTAATTTTATTGTTTATATCGTCAGTAAACATTGTATTGAAGTCTTTTTCAATCATCTCTTTAACTTCCTTTGGTCTCTAATAAGTCCGAATTTTGTGAGGTAGCGATATATTGTTTGATGGCTAACCCCACACTCCTTTGCTATTTCTTCTAGGCTCTTTTTCTCTACAGCATATCTCTTAGTTAGATAAGCCTTGCTTTCATATAGTTTAGCCATGACTTGTCAACATTTCATAGGAATAGTAAGCAATTCCGCAAGCATCTGCAACATCATTGTCTGTTAAATTCATCCCATACCTATTATTAAAGAAATCCATTGTCCTTTGTTTTCTTAGATTACGGCTGGTATTTCTGTACCAGGCCTCCGACTTTCCTGGGTTTTCTTTTTTAATTAAATCTTTTTCTTGTTTAGTTAGATTTTTATTACCTATATAATTTTGCCAAGTTGCAGGGGGTACTGTGATTATAGATTTTGAATCTACAGCAAGTTCAGATATCAAACTACCTACTATCATTGCCATATTAATTGCTACTGCTTGAGATTTTACCATGATGGCTGACTCTATACAAATATAATC